GCAACACTAGGGGATCGAACAAGGGGGCTTGGGGGTATCCTTCTATATGTACATTACACCAAAACATTTTCTAAGGATTTTCCACAGCATGCAAAAAGAAACCCACCAAAGGAGTTAACCAATGGTGGGCTGCATGTAATATCTGTATGGGTGGTGGTGCTTACAGTAGAATCTGGACGTGTCCTTAGGCTTTACCGTAAGTACCTTGCGTAGACTACCAAGCTTAGATAGACATTAGAGTAATGGATTATACCTTGGTATACCTATAGTATATACTTATACCGCCTGGCGGCTAGTAATGAAATTATACACTCAATCTACACTTGTGTCAATACCTTTAAGCTCATTCTTAAATAATACCATAAATAAATAAATAAAGTGTTGACATATATATCACAACCATGGTATACTACCAGAATTACAAATAGTGAAGAGTGTAACCAGACATGATGTTCCAGTACGAAAACTTTAAAGGTTCTAACGGTAAGACAAAGACTAAGAGTTTATTTTATGAGTTATGTTACTCAGGTACAGAAGATGCTGTGTTCACACTTAAAGATAGAGACCTCGAAGCTCACGGCAAAATGTACTTGTCATTACAGAAACTATACCTACAGATGGCTCCAGCTGACCCAACAGAGTACGAGTTTGCTCAGACAGTCTTTGGTTCATGGGATGTATGGCAGAACGTGTCAACAGCATCAGGAGTTAAGCCTCACATATCCAGATGGAGAAAAGAGGTAGAGGTCAAGGTTAAGTCAGAAGCTATCAAAGCTATAGCTGAAGAAATGAAGTCTAACGGAAGAAGTTCCTTTAGTGCAGCCAAACTCTTATTGGATAAGGGTTGGTTAGACAAAGATGCAGCTTCAGTAGCTAAAGGTAAACTTAAAGCTAAAGAAGTAGAAGACGAAAACAAAGCAGCACTAAATCTTCTTAATGAAGATGCTGAACGATTAGGCTTAACAAGAGCTAACTAAAACAATCCACCACTGGTAAAGGATTATACACCATGGCTAAGAAACCTGATATAACTACTATAGCTTCAGGCTATTACAGTAGACAAGCACTCAATACAAATTTTGAAAACCTGCAAGATGGTTTTAATAACACACTGTCATTAGATGGTAGTTCACCTAACTCTATGGGTGCTGACATTGATTTAAACAGTAATGATTTACTTAATGGTCGTAACGGATCTTTTCAAGGTCTAGTAGTAGCAGGTACTGCTGTACAACCAAAAGACTTAGAGGCAACTGGAGCTTCTGTTGCTACAGAACAGTTTACAGGTAATGGTTCTTTAACAGCATTTACACTTACTTATTCTCCTGGGGCTAAAGACCATACAAGTGTTTTTATTGAAGGCATTTACCAAAAGAAAGCTGGGTATTCTTTATCTGGAAAGGTAATTACTTTTACTATAGCTCCCCCTTTAAATGCAGGAATTGAAGTTCAAGTATTCCGTAGTCTTATAATAGGAACAACTGCAGCTACCAACGTAACCTACAATCAAGGAGGTACAGGTGCTGTTGACACAACACTACAAGTTAAACTACAAGAATCAATATCTGTTAAAGACTTTGGAGCTTTAGGTAACGGTTCAACAGATGATACAACAAAGATACAGGCAGCTTTAACAGCAGGTTCAGGAAGTAATAACGTATATCTTCCAGCTGGTACTTATATTGTAAGTACTACTCTATTTATCCCAAGCAATACGTTTTTCTTTGGTGACGGTAAAAACAGTGTTATCAAAATGGTATCCAGTCAAGGGCGTGACACAACAGTTGTTATGACAGGCTTTAGAAATAACAAACGTGAAAACATTGTCATTCAAGACATGGAGATTAACTTTAACCGTAGCAGATGGACAGTAACAGGTGGTACTAAATTATCTGATGCATTCAACGGTACTGCTGGTTATAGTTCAAGCCAAGATAACTGGGGATCAGCACTGAGTATCTGTTTCTCAGAAAATGTACTTGTTAGAAATGTTAGAGCTATAGATGGTTATAAACATTGTATAGACATACAGGCTCCATCATATAGAACAGGAACAGACGGTGCTACATACGATACTCAACCATCTAAGAATGTAACACTTGAAAGTTGCTATGCGTCAGGAGGCGGTGATGACAACATAACATCTCACCACTCAACAGACATTAACATTACAAACTGTTGGTCAGAAAATCCATCTGGTGTTTTGGTTCCTCAGAACTCAAACTGCTATGAGATTGACGATGGTAGTCGTAATGTTTTTGTAACTAACTGTGTTGCTATAGGTGGTATGTACGGACTTCAAATTAAAGGTCACGACTATGCACCAGCTCCTTATAATGTTACCGTTAGTGGCTTTCGTGCGGTAAACAATGCTCAGGGTGTAGAGCTAAGACACTCAGGTTGGTATGCTAACTCTGTTTCATTTAGTGGTAACGGAAGTACAACAGCATTTACATTACCTGCTGGTTACACTGTATCACCTGTAGTTTACGTAGGTGGTGTCAAACAAACATCAGGTTTTTCTGTAAGTGGTGTTACACTAACATTTTCTTCAGCACCAGCCTCAGGTACAAACAACATTACAGTGTACAAAGCTGATAGTGGAGAAGATCCTGAGATTGTTGACGAAGAAGGTAACACAATTGCTTACACGGGTACAAGCCCTACAGCACGTAATGTTATGCTTTCAGATATTTCTATCATAGCTCCAAGACTAAAAGTACATCCTACCGTAACAGGTACTAACATTCCTTCTCAAGTTACATACCCTGCTAAATACGGTATGCGTATTCGTTCATATGAAAACGTACAACTTGTTAACGTCAGCTTTAACGATAGCTCATTAGATTTAGCAGGTGATTACGCAGCAGCAACAGCATTACAATTTGATACAGTTTGTAGGATCTACAACGGTGCATCAAATATTATTATACAAAACATGTCAATCTTTGGTTTCGGTGCAGGTGCATTAGAAATGGAAAAGGGTTTATCTACAACAAACAGTTTTGTAGGCCCTATATATGTTGACGGATTTTTATCAAGCAATGGACCTGAGCATCCTATTAGAATGAGTAGTGGTGAAAGTGTTTACAAAGGTACTGTTAATAACTTTATTATATCTGGTAGTCAATCTAACAAAGCAGCAGTTCTTGTAACATGCCCAAATGTTGAAATTGGATCAGGTACTGTTACAGGATACGAGGTACCAGTCTCAGGTGCAGGTGGTTCTACAGTAGCATCACAACCTAAAGGATTTACTTTATCAAGAGCAGCAAGATCGTCAGGCGGTACAACAACCACACCTGTTTCTGCTATAAATCTTGACTGGTACGAACCTATTGATCAAAATCTAGGTGCAGGTGAAGGTCTTAAACAATCTTGGAGAACTAAGCTGCAAGGTGATACTACTCCTATTGAAGTAGGGTTCGTAGGCTTTATTAAAAGTGGAGCTACAGACACAGAAAGAATGCACGACTTTGTCATAGCTAACTCAGCTGACGGAGGTAACACAGCAGCAACACCTAAGTTTGAAGTGGCACCAGATGGTACAACAAGGCCATCAGCAAACGGTAGTCAAAAGCTAGGTGACAGTAGCCACAGATGGAGTGAAGTGTTTGCTAGTAACGGCACAATCAATACATCAGATGAACGTCAGAAACAAGACATAGCAGCTATAGATGATGCTGAAAGCAGAGTAGCTTTAGTCTTAAAGAGTAAACTAAAGAAGTTTAAATGGAAAGATGCAGTATCAGCTAAAGGTGAAAATGCTCGTATACATATTGGTATAATGGCTCAAGAAGTACAAGCAGCTTTTGCAGCTGAAAGTCTTGATGCTAATAACTACAGTATGTTTTGTTATGACCAATGGACTACAGGCTCAGATGAAACTGGTGACTTAGAAACACATGACAGCTATGGTGTTAGATATACCGAACTTCTAGCATTTATAATCTCTGCAATGTAAAGGATAAATAACGTGAGTGATTTTGGAACAAACCCTACATTTAAAAATGTTGATGTAAACGGTACTCTTAATGTAGATGGTGATCTTACATTAAAAGATGTAGCTTTAACAGGAAACTTAACAGTATCAGGTACTGTAGATGGACGTGACATTTCCACAGATGGTACTAAACTAGACGGCATCGAAGCTAATGCTACAACTGACCAAACAAATGCTCAAATAAGAGCTGCTGTTGAAGCTGCCACAGACAGTAATGTATTTACAAATGCAGATCACACTAAGCTAAATGGCATAGAGGCTAGTGCTACAACTGACCAAACGGATGCTCAAATAAGAGCTGCTGTTGAAGCTGCTACAGACAGTAACGTATTTACAGACGCAGATCACACTAAGTTAAATGGCATAGAGGCTAGTGCTACAACTGATCAAACAGCATCTGAGATACGTGCATTAGTTGAAAGTGCTACAAACAGTAACGTATTTACAGATGCAGACCATACTAAGCTAAATGGTATAGAGGCTAGTGCAGACGTAACAGACACAGCCAATGTAACATCTGCTGGTGCTTTAATGGATAGTGAGATTACTAACCTTGCACAAGTTAAAGCCTTTGCTTCATCTGATTATGCTACAGCAGCTCAAGGTACTAAAGGAGATAATGCGTTACCAAAAGCTGGTGGAGCTATGACTGGTGCTATCACAACTAATAGCACTTTTGACGGGCGTGACGTAGCTACTGACGGAACTAAGTTAGACGGTATAGAGGCTAGTGCAGACGTAACAGATACAGCTAATGTTACTGCTGCAGGTGCTTTGATGGATAGTGAAGTAGACGCAGATATTAAAACTTTATCTCTACCTGCTAGTACAACTATTTCAGCTTATGGTAAAACATTAATAGACGATGCTGATGCTGCTGCAGCTAGGGCTACACTAGGTGTAAGTTCGAGTGGTTCCTCTGCTACTGCAGCTCAAGGTACTAAAGCAGATAATGCGTTACCAAGAGCTGGCGGTACAATGACAGGAAACTTGGTATTAGTTGGTATGTCTACTAGCACTTTAGGAACAGCAAACTTCATAGCAGGCGTCAATGCAGGTGACTCAATAGTATCTGGTGGCACGTTCAATGTGGTCGTGGGCGATCAAGCAGGTACTGCGATTACTACTGGAGATTTTAATGTAGGAATAGGGTATAATGCTTTAGGTGCAAACACTACGGCAAGTCAAAATACAGCCGTAGGCGCAGTATGTTTAGACGCCAATACAACAGGTGCTAATAATGTGGCTATGGGTACAAGTGCTTTAGGCGTAAATACTACTGGAGGTTCAAACACAGCTTTAGGAGTAAATAGCTTAGGAGCAAATACCTCAGCATCTAGCAACACTGCTGTGGGTTTTAACTCAGGTCTATCAGTAACAACAGGTACTGAAAATGTTTTTATTGGTAGTACTGCTGGTGATGCACTTACAGATGGAGATAAAAACGTAGCAGTAGGAACAGCAACGTTAGGCTCTGATACAAGAGGTAACTTTAGTACAGCTATTGGTCACGGCGCACTTAACTCTCAAAATACTACAAATGATACTGATATGTATAACACAGCAGTAGGTTATCTAGCAGGAGTATCAGTAACCACAGGCACCCAAAACACTTTTATTGGTGGTCTATCAGGTGATGCTAACACCACCGCACACAACAACACGGCTGTTGGTTTTTCGGCTTTAAGTGCTAATACTACAGGCCACTCAAACACAAGCTTAGGAGTAAATAGCTTAGGAACAAATACTACAGGAGCAAGCAACACTTCTGTTGGTTTTAACTCAGGATTGGCAATAACTACAGGGGAATTTAACACTATTATTGGTGCAATTGCAGGTGATGCTTTAACCACAGGTAACTCAAATGTTGCTATAGGTTATTCTGCTCTTTCCACAGAAGATGCTCATGGTCTTAACGTGGCTGTAGGTAATAGAACTTTAGCAAATCAAAATGCAGGAGCTAATGGTAACAACACAGCAGTTGGTAATGACGCAGGACTATCAGTAACAACAGGCACAAACAACACCCTCATAGGTGCAACGTCTGGGTCTTTAATAACATCAGGTGCGAAGAATACCATCCTTGGACGTTACAACGGCAACCAAGGTGGCCTAGACCTCCGTACCGCAAGCAGCCACATCGTGTTGTCGGATGGTGACGGTAATCCTAGACTTTATATAAACTCTTCTGGTGCGGCTACGTTTAGTAACTCAGTAACTGCTGATCACATACTAATTGGAGCAACAGCTCAAATAGGCACAGGCTCTAACATTATAAAAGCAGAGGGTGACACTTTAGCTTTAGACGTATACACTTCAACTTCAACTGCTGGTCGGGATGTATTTGCTGTACGTTCTGACATAGGTGGTAGTGAAACAAAGGTTGGGGTTATCGAAGCTAATGGTGACTTCCAATCAGCAACTAACTCTTACGGTAGCACTTCAGACGAACGTATAAAGCAAGACATAGTAGATGCTAATAGTCAGATAGACGATGTTAAGAATATTCGTCTGCGTAACTACAGACTAATAGATCATGTTACTGCGTATGGTGATGATGCTAAAGTACACTTAGGTACTGTAGCTCAAGAACTTGAAGCATCAGGCATGAATGGTCTTGTGTCAGAAAACGCAGATGGAATTAAAGGTGTTCGTTATTCTGTAATGCTATTGAAGGCTCTTGGCGCATTACAAGAAACCATCACAATGGTTGAAGCTTTACAAACAGAAAACACTGCAATCAAAGCAAGACTAACAGCATTAGAAGGATAAAACAATGACAGACAGAACAGACGCAGAATTAGCACAAGACTTTACAGCAATGGGTCACTCTATTGCACTCATCACAGACGTTATTGCAGGTAATGTAATGGCAGATGAATTGGCCGCAGATCGCCAAAGTTGTGTTGATCGTAACACACAACATCTTGAGCTAATGAAAGCTAAAACAGATTGGGGTAGTGAGTCTATGACTGCTACTACAAATGCTATCAGTGCTGGGAACGGATACACCGCATAAATCAAAAGATATATCTTGACAACAGTAACATAACCGTGGTACAATGGCAACAATAGAACAAATCAAACAAGCTGCTGAGAATGACTTAGTAACTTTTATTAAGTTAGTAGCACCCGAACAGGTCCTTGGGCAATGTCACGAGGACGTATGTAATTGGTGGGGTAATGAAAATGCTAAGTCTCACCAGCTTCTTTTGTTTCCTCGTGATCACGGTAAGTCTCGTTTAGTTGCTTACAGAGTTGCCTGGGAATTAACCAAAGACCCAACCCTTCGTATCCTATACATATCAGCTACAGCTAACTTAGCAGAAAAACAACTAGGGTTTATTAAAAGTATTATAACTTCAGAAATATACAGTAGGTACTGGCCTGACCATGTACATCCTGAAGACGGTAAGAGAACAAGATGGACTAACTCCGAGATTATGTTAGACCATCCTTTAAGGAAAGCAGAAAAAGTACGTGACCCGTCTGTGTTCACTGGTGGTCTTACTACTTCTCTTACAGGGATGCACTGCGATATTGCTGTACTCGATGACATAGTAGTATACGAGAATGCTTACACTGGTGAGGGTCGTAACAAAGTAAAAAGCCAATACTCTTTATTGTCATCCATTGAAGGAGCCGATGCTAGGGAATGGGTAGTAGGTACACGTTACCATCCTGTAGATCTTTACAATGATCTTTTACAAATGGAAGAAGACTTGTATGATGATGACGGTAATAAGATAGGTGAAGAAAACATCTACGAAATCTTTGAACGTCCTGTAGAGGACAGAGGAGATGGAACAGGTGAAATGTTATGGCCTCGTAGTCAACGTAGGGATGGTAAGTGGTTTGGTTTCGACATTAAGGTACTAGCTAAAAAACGTGGGCAGTACTTAGACAAAGGACAGTTCAGAGCACAGTACTACAATGATCCTTCAGACCCTGATAATGTACCGATAGAAAGCAGTAGGTTTCAGTACTACGAACGTAAGTTACTTAAAGAAGAAAATGGTTACTGGTTTTACAAGGATGCTAAGTTAAACGTATTTGCAGCAGTAGACTTTGCTTTTAGTTTATCTAAGAAATCTGACTACACAGCCATAGTTGTTGTAGGTGTTGATTCAGATAATAATATTTATGTACTTGACATAGATCGTTTTCGTACTGACAGAATTACAGAATACTTTGAGCACATACTACAGTTGTCAACTAAGTGGTCATTTCGCAAACTAAGGGCAGAGGTTACAGTAGCTCAACAAGCAATCGTTAAACAACTTAAAGAACTTATCAAACAACACGGACTTGCTATTAGTGTAGATGAGTTCAGACCTAACAAATACCAAGGTAATAAAGAAGAACGTATCTCATCTACTTTAGAACCTCGTTATGACAACTTGCAGATATGGCATTACCGTGGTGGTAACATACAGACGTTAGAAGAAGAACTACAATCAAGAAACCCACCGCACGACGATATTAAAGATGCACTTGCTTCAGCTATAGATATTGCTGTTAAACCTTTTAAGAGTTTACGTAGAGATAAAAGTGCAAATATAGTTTGGGCTAATAATAGATTTAGAGGAGCCTCTTAATGGCTGGTGAAACAATAGAATTAGAATATCTTTTAGGTCCTGACTCAATGGCTGTCGAGGTATCTAATCGTTGGCGTGAGTGGTCTAACTTACGTCAAACAAAGGTTGAAGAGTGGAAAGAGTTACGTAACTACTTATATGCTACTGACACAAGTACAACTAAGAATGCTATGCTTCCTTGGTCTAACAGCACTACAACCCCTAAGCTAACACAGATCATGGATAACCTCCATGCTAATTACTTTGCTACATTATTCCCACAGTCTAAGTGGATGCGTTTTGAAGCTGAGACAAGAGATGCTAACACTAAAGCTAAACGTAGTGTCATACAAGCATACATGGATAACAAAGTTCGTCAGTCTGACTTTATTAATACAGCCAGTGACTTACTGTACGACTACATTCAATACGGTAATTGCTTTGCTACTGTTACGTGGGAAGACAACTACCAAGTCAAAGAAGCTGGTGACCTCGTTGTAAACTATGTAGGTCCAAAGGTTGTTCGTGTTTCACCATACGATCTTTGCTTTAATCCTACAGCACCAAGCTTTGAGAAGTCACCTAAGATCCTCAAGTCTATAAAGACTCTTGGAGAGATCCGAAGTATGATAGATGGTGATCCGTCGAAGTCATATATGGAAGGTGTCTTCTCTAAAATGATGGGTGCTAGATATGCTGTAAAAGGTTCTGACGCCACATATGATAAAGCTGAAGGTTACATAGCTGACGGTTTTACATCTATTCAGCAGTACTATGAGTCGGACTACGTAGAAGTTCTAACCTTCTATGGAGACTACTACGATACTGAGAATGGTGTTCTACTAAAGAATCGTGTCATCACAGTCGTTGACCGTGCATATGTTATGGCTAACGAAGAAGACCCTAGTTGGTTAGGTAGCTCCCCTATCTTCCAAGCTGGATGGAGACCTCGTCCTGACAACTTATATGCTATGGGACCATTAGATAATTTGGTTGGTATGCAGTACCGTATTGACCACTTAGAGAACTTAAAGTCAGATGTGTTTGACCAGATAGCTTACCCTATGCTAAAGATCCGTGGTGACGTAGAAGACTTTGACTTTGAACCAGGTGGTCGTATATACTTAGGTGAAGAAGGTGACGTAGGTTATATGGCTCCTGATGCTACAGCATTACAGGCTGACTTACAGATCAGACTATTAGAAGACAAGATGGAAGAAATGGCAGGTGCTCCTCGTCAAGCTATGGGTATTCGTACACCAGGCGAGAAGACAGCATTTGAGGTACAGTCTTTACAGAACTCAGCATCTCGTATCTTTGAACACAAGACAGCACACTTCGAACGTGTGTTCCTTGAGCCAATACTAAATGCTATGCTTGAAGTTTCTCGTCGTTATATGAATATGTCTGACACAATAAGAGTCTTGGATGATGCAACAGGTGCTGTTCTATTTCAGACAATTACTAAGGATGACATTACAGCTAAAGGTAAGATTGTTCCTGTAGGTGCTAGGCACTTTGCTGAACGTGCTAGACGTATACAGAACCTTACCCAGTTATATCAGATCAAGTTGTCAGACCCAACAGTGGCTGCTCACTTGTCAGGTAAAGAGTTTGCTCGAATCTTGTCAGAAGAATTGGGTGAGCCAGAGTTGTTCTCAGAAAACATTCAAATATCTGAGCAACTTGAAACACAACAGCAGATGCAAGAAGCTGAAGCTATCAACCAAGAGCAACTAATGTTAGCTCAAGAAATGGGAATATAGATATGCCATATAAAGCAGGTAAAGTTAAACCGTACAGTAACACAACAAAGAAACCTACACCTAAAGCTAAACCTAAAGCAAAGCCAATGAAAAAGAAATAATGCAATCTACTTGGTTAAAAGGTCTCAAAGGACAAGAGAAAGAGAAACGTAAAGCTGAAGTATTAGGTTACAGAAATGCTTTTGATTCTCTTAAAGAAATTCTCGAACATGATTTTAAAAAGAAAGAATCCGTTCGTGATTACGCAGTACCCAATTGGGAACTACGTCAAGTGGCAGTCAACGAGTACAACCAAGTACTTGACGATTTGCTTAAACTGATAACAATAAATAAGGAATAAAACATGGATGTGTTTTCTGAGAGTGGTCAAACCAATGGCACTACTCAACCTGAGATTCAAGCTACTGAGAGTACCCAACCACAGGATTCTTTTGTACAGAAACTCGTAGAGGCAAAGGGAGATAATTGGAAAGACCCTGAAGTACTAGCCAAAGGCAAAATAGAAGCTGACGGTTATATACAAAAACTTGAAGAACAACTCACTAACATGAGGGAAGATTTAAGTAAGCAGGATTATGCCAAAGATCTCTTGGAACAGTTGCAAACAAAGGCCGCAGACCCCATCAATGCGAAGAATGCAATGCCAAACAATGATACTGGTGGCACGTCAGAAGGGAACACCAACCCTAATCTGAGTGAGGAAGACCTGAAGAGCCTCGTTGAACGTACACTAACTGAACGAGATAAAGATTCTGTTGTAAAGCAAAACCTTAATCTTGTTAATGAGGAAATGGAAAAGAGCTACGGCACTGATGCTTCAGCTAAGATCCAGAATAAAGCTAAGGAGCTAGGGCTAACTATAGAACGTATGCAAGAAATTGCTGCTGAGTCACCCAATGCTTTCTTTAACCTTATTGGTGAACCTAAGAAAGACTTTAAACCTATGGTTGAAGGTTCGGTTCGTACAGAAGGTGTCAACATGCAAGCCTCGAATGAACGTGATTGGTCTTACTACCAAAATCTTCGTCGAGATAATCGTAGTCTTTACTATAGCCCAAAAATACAACGACAACTTATAGAAGATAAAGGTCGTTTGGGTAGTAAATTTGGAATCTAATGGAGAATAAAATATGTCTGGTATGAATACAGCAAATTCAACTCTTCTTACTCGCACGGAAGTTTGGTCCAGTGAGCTAAAGGAGATATTAAGAGATGAGATGATGGCACAACGGTACGTCCGTATGCTTGAGGGTTTCCCTGATGGAAACACTTTCCACATCCCATCAATCGGTCAAGCACAGGTTGACAACTATTCTGAAGATAATTCAGTAGAGTATCGTCCTCTTGACACAGGTGAGTTCACCTTCTCAGTAGACAAGTATCTGTCATCAGCTACTTACATGACTAAGAAAGCTGAACAAGACACTTTCTACGGTAACGAGTTAATGAGTCGTTTTGTTCCTGAACAAGAACGTGCTATCATGGCTCACTTTGAAACAACAACTATGCTTGCTTCTGAAGCTGGTATTGCTAACAATGGTCAAGCTTTAGTTGATGGTGGTATACACCGTTTCTCAGGTGGTAACGCAGGTAAAATCGAAGTAGAAGATTTTGCATATGCTCGCATGAAATTGAAAATGGCTAACGTGCCTGATCAAAACATGGTTGCTATTGTTGATCCTTCTGTTGAGTTTACAATTAATACCTTGTCACAACTATCAGCAGTTACTAATAACCCTAAGTTTGAAGGTATTGTAAGTTCTGGTATTGCTACTGGTATGCGTTTCATTGCTAACGTATATGGTTTTGATGTTTACACATCTAACTATTGTGCATCAGCAACTGACACAGCATTGAAAGAACGTGATAACTCAACAGCTAATGCGTTTAACTCAACTAACGGTAAAGTTAACTTGTTTTTCTCAGCTGACTCAACTGTGAATCCATTCGTGGGTGCATTTAGGCAACAGCCTGAAGTTGATTATGAGTATAACAAAGATTACCAACGCCATGAGTTTGTAACAACTGCTCGTTACGGTGTTAAGTTATACCGCCCTGAAAACATGGTTCGTGTTATCACGACACCAACAGTATAAGGAGATATATAAATGTCTTACACTAATGCAGACGGCCTATTTGTACTCACTGACGGTGACCAAGGGGCTATAAAAGAAAACGGTGGAGCTTTAGCTGCAACTAAAGTTCTTGTCGTTGAAATCCCTGATGCAACTAAGCTAGTTGCTGCACAAGTAGCACCAACAGCAAACGATGCATTCATTCCAGCTGGATCGTACATTACCTCAGCAAGTTTTATTGTTACTACAGCATTTACTTCTGGTGGTGCAGGTACACTAGGTCTTGGTTTGTTTACACTAGCTAATGCTGCTATTGATGCCGATGGTATTGATGCTGCGATTGCTAAAGCAGACTTAGCAGCTAATAAAGCTGTAGCTTGTAATGGTGCTTTAGTTGGCGGAACAGCTACTGTAGGTGCAGCAGATGCATACATCGGTGCACTTCAAGCAACAGCTGTTTTCACAGCAGGTGCAGGTAAACTTGTTATCGAGTATATCGAAGCATAAATAAAATAAAGTTTGGGGGGCTTAGTGCTCCCCTTACCTCTCTTGTCATAACAAGGAAATTCAAATGGCTAACGTAAACCACTCATCTTTAACAGATCCTCTCATACATGAACCTAAAGGTGTAGCCTCAGCCTCTGTTGGTAAAGTCTACGTAGCTAATGGCTCAGGATCTGGAACATGGACATCTAAAGAAACCCTAGTTGGAGAAACTCTAACAGGTCACATTGACAATATTTCTGCTGCCAGTACAGTTCATATACCTATTCCTTTTGCTGGCACTATCAGTAAAGTTGTTACAGTTCTTGAAACTGCTATTAGTAGTGCAAATGCTATACTCACAGTTAAGAATGCAGCAGCTGCAAGCATGGGTACTATTACAGTTACTCACGCATCATCAGCCGCAGGCAATGTAGATACACTTTCTCCCTCTTCTAATAACACGGTTGCAGCTGATAGTTTTATTACTATAGCATCAGACGGTGCTTCATCTACCTCAGCAATCCTTCGTTTTGTAGTAGTATTGGATAGATCATAATGAAACGTACCCTCCTAGAAATGGTTCAGTCAATACTTAGTGACATGGACTCAGAAGCTGTCAACTCTATTAGTGACTCCGTTGAAGCTGAACAGGTAGCATCTGTTATACAAGACACATTCTTTAACCTGATTGCAGCACGGGACATACCTGAGCATAGACAGTTAATTAAACTAACAGCTTTAGCTGACAGTGATAAACCCACACACTTTAAGTACCCAACGAATACACGTCAGCTTAGTCGAGTTGATTATGATATTGCAACTACAGGTACTACCTACAGAGAGATTACCTTTGTTGAGCCTATGGTCTTTATAAACCGTATGAACCAAGATACCTCTAGTAGTATTACAGTAACAGATGTTTCAGGTGGAACTAAACTATTTATAGGTAACTCTACAAGCCCATCATACTACACAAGCTTTGATGACGAGCACATTGTCATGGACTCATACGATGCAACTCTTGAATCAACATTACAGAACAGTAAGTCAAGAGCATTCGGTTATGTGTATCCAACCTTTACTATAGCAGATAGCTTTCAGCCTGACCTAGATGACACAATGCTTCCTTACATGTTAGCTGAAGCTAAGTCTACTTGCTTCTCATTGTTTAAGTCAGGTTCAGATCCTAAGATTGAACAGTCAGCACGTAGGTTAAAGTCTTTTGTACAGAACGATATGTATAAAACTAAACGAGCTAACAAACGTCCACACTACGGAAGAAATTAATGATTGAATTTATAGAAGACATCGCAAAGAAAAGGTGTGTTTGCAAAACTGACAAGATTAAAACTGACATTATAATACAGAAATCAAATGATGGTTTTATATTCTTTGAGATTAAGTTTACAACAGGCAGTCCACCAGCAGAGCTTAGTGGTCATTACTCAAGTATACTAAAGGCTAAGGCAGCTGTAGAACATTACTTGAATAACAGAAAAGAATCTAACACAGTTCGCAGAGATAACTTCAGTGCAGCTAGACAAGAACGGAAGAAGCAAGATGACGCAGAGATTAAGTCAAAAGGTAGTGAACACGTTCATCAAGGGTCTGATAACCGAAGCTGGTGAACTAACATTTCCTCAAGACGCATCTATTGATGAATCCAACTGTCTTCTTGACAGGGATGGTACTCGTCGTCGTAGGTTAGCTGTTGAGTTAGAAACAAGTAATGTTAACTCCACCTTTACATTAAACAATACATTTGTATTTACAACTGGTAAATGGAAGAACGCAGCTGGTGTAGCTGGTTTAGAATTTCTTGTTGTACAGGATGGTACAACTCTACGTTTTTACAATACATCTTCAGAACCATACTCAGGTAATCAAGAAAGCTTTAGTGTTGATCTTAAAAGCTTTAATTTTGCAGGTAGTGTAGGTCCAGGTTTAGCCAAGGTTCAAATGGATACAGCTAACGGTAGTCTTGTTGTTACTTCTGAAGCTATTGAACCGTTCTACGTTGAGTATGATTCTAATGCTAACACAATATCTACTACAAAAATATCTCCTCGTGTAAGAGACTTTGAGTGGTTAGGTGACACAACCTCATATACTTCAGACAAAAGTAATGCAGACACTAACCGTCAGTACGATACAGCTAACTCTGGTTGGTCAGGTACAAAAGGTTCAGCTGCTCTAGCAACTTACTTAGCAATCGACAGTAACCAAAATGAAGAGCCTGACAATAAGTACCCACCCCTAACACATCCTTGGTATTCAGGTAAAAATACATCAGGTGATTTTAGTGTAGCTGAGTGGAATAAAGTATTCACAGGCTCTACACTTACAGGTAACGGTAGCTTTATCCTCGATTTCTTTTCTAAGAACCGTAGTGCTGCATCAGGTATTGCAGGTATTACAACTGAGAATGAAAACAGCAGGTTTAAAGCTGTAGCTTCTTTCTCAGGGCGTATCTTCTATGCTGGTTTAACGGGATCAAAAGGTACTGGTAAGATCTTGTTTAGTAAATACCTAGATAACATAACAGAATCTGACAGGTGTTACCAACAGAACGATCCAACATCAGAAGAGATAAGTGATCTACTCGATACTGACGGTGGTGTCATATCAATACCTGAAGCATCTAATATACTAAAGCTACATGTGTTTGGAAGTTCAATCTTTGTGTTTGCTGAGAATGGTGTATGGCAGATAGTTGGTGTTGATGGTGTTTTTAAATCTACAGAGTATTCTATATCTCAAGTATCTCAGATTGGTTTGAATAATGCACAGTCTTTTGTAAGTGTTGAAGGTGTACCTATGTGGTGGTCTAAGCATGGTATACATACATTATCCTTTGACGAAGTGTCAGGTCGTGCTCAGGAGCAAAACATTAGCATCGGAACTATACAGAAATTCTTTGAAGCTATAGACGGTAATGCTCGTCAACAATGTTCAGCAGTATACGACGAGACAAACAAAAGAATACACTGGTTCTACCCTAATAATAATGAATCAGTAATTAGTAAGAAGAATAAAGTACTTACTCTTGATATTACTCTTCAGGCTTTTTATCCTTGGACTATAACAGATAGTTCAAGTAATACTGATTATATACTAGGGGCTGAGTACTTCCCAGGGTTTGGGTCAGACTTTGCAGACAATGATGTTATTACACTAGACGGTGATGATGTAATTGCTTCAGTTCGGCAGGACAATGTTATTGTTTCTTCACTAACTGAGTTGTCACAAGCTGATGCAAATATCGTACTAATGATATATGATGGTGCTACAAGTAAGTTGACAATGGGTTTGTTCTCTGGTACTAACTTCTTAGATTGGGGTAATGCTAACTACAGTTCATATGCTGAAGCTGGTTATGACTTCATGGGTGACCTTATACTGAAGAAGAATGCACCATACGTACAAGTTTACTTACGTCCTACAGAGACAGGGTTCTCAGGTAGTGACGAATTAGGTTACACACCAGTTCGTGAGTCATCACTATTGGTGTCATCGTTTTGGGACTTCCGTACTAACACGTCATCATCACCACAACAGGCATACAGATTAAAGTATACTCCTGTTGTTAACGAGTCCAGCTTAGGCACATGGGACTATCCTGAAAAAGTCGTAACCACACGGCTAAAAATGAGAGGTCATGGTCGCAGTATGCGCCTTAGATTCGAGAGTGAACAAGGTAAAGATTTCGTACTGTTAGGCTTTGGAATACTTAATGCAGTCAATACCCGTTTCTAAAAATATTATTCGTAGTGCAACTGAAGATGACATCCTTGGTATACTAGTTTTAGCTAAAGAGTTTTCAGCAGAGGCTCCTAAAACACATAAATGGAATTTAAAAAAAACAAATGACTTTTTAATATCTGCTATAAATAATGACAATATGATTATATTCATAGCTGAAAAAGATGGTGAAATTACAGGAGCTATTGTTTGTATTATAACAGAAATGTACATGTCTAATACTGTAGTAGCCTCAGAGTTAGCTTGGTTTGTTAGTAAAGATTTAAGAGGAACATCCACTTCAATAAAACTTCTAAAAACATTTGAACAGTGGGGTAAGTCTAAAGGTGCAAATTATATAGGTATGGCAGATATTGAAGGTATCGGAAATCTTTCTAAACTTTATAGCAAACTAGGATACTCTGTTACAGAAACAACTTATTTAAAGGAGGCTTAAATGGCAGCATTAACAACGATTGCAGCAGTAGTAGGTGCGACAGCTGCAGTAGCAGGTACTGTACAAGCAGGAAAAGCACAGAGAAGAGCAGCAGGGGCACAAAGGCAACAGCAACAGCTACAGTCTCGTCGTAGCCAACGTCAGGCTGTACGTGAGGCACAGCTACGTAGAGCACAAGCACAAGTACAAGCTGGTGCTTTAGGTGTCACAGGTGGTTCAGGTTTAGCAGGTGGTCAAGCTTCTTTGTCATCACAGCTAGGCGGTAACCTTGGGTTTGCAGGACAAATGTCAGGTTTATCTCAAGAGATTAGTATGCAGCAGAGTAGAGCACAAACAGCTAGTGGAATAGCTGGTTTGGGTATGCAAGTATTCTCAAATGCTGGTAGCTTTGGTTCTTTGGGCTTTGGTGCTCAACCATCTGTACCTACTCAAGAACAATTACTCAAAGGTATTAGTGGATAATGACAAATTTACTTCCCCTAGGCTATAATATTAATTTTAAATCATTAGACGAACAGTTCGGTTTAGTTGAAAAACAAACTGACAGAACAGAGGATATTGTAGCTGTAACAGGGGAAGAGTTAGGTACTGAGGAAGCTAAAGCTAAAGTACGTCAAGCTGAGGCTGATCCTTACTACCAAGTATTCCAACAAGGTTATGTAGAAGGCAAGACTGTTGAGCAGTTAAGCATTGAAGCTACAGATATTGGTCAGAAGAATGAGGAGTTCAACAGTAACCCTGAGTTTATCTCTGAGCAAGCACTGGCTGTCAACAACTACGACTACTCTGCACTAGATGCTCGTGTAGCTACAAACTACCAGATTGCTAATGAAATACTAAGTGATCGTAAGTTTGAACTGTACACAAGTAAGACTCCGTTTGAACGTACCCTTGATACTGTTGACAGATTTCTTAGAGATGTGACAGTTGTTGGAACTATCGAAGCTATAACAGCTAAGACAGAAAAGCAAAGCCGTGAGATACTGACAGCTGCAAGCACTAAGACAGCACAAGAGTTCAAGGTTTGGTTTGAGGCTTTTGCTAACGAAGTATCTGAGGAAGGTTTATTTAGAGGTAATACTATAGGAGCACTTGAAGCATTAGGTGGTGAAGTAGCAGGAGCAGGGTTTGACCCTACCAAAAATTTTAATATGGTATTGTCAGCACTAGACTTAATAGGTGTAGGGCAGCTTGCAAGCATAGGCGTTAAGGCAACCGTTAAGACAGCTATGAAGTCCTCTACTATTATAGGTAGGGTAGGTGCTATCAGAGGACCCAAGGCGGCTTCTGAGTCAGCTGAGAAGGTCTTAGCTACTACACCTGATGCTGAGGTATTAGGTAACGTAGGTCCAAGCAGTTTAGATCTAGCACCACAGCCAGTACGTCCATCAGCTGCTGACTTTACAAGTAAGTTTGCAGAGAGTGAGATCATTAAGGGTATTGACGACTTGTATCAGAAGGGTACATTCGGTAGAGTAGCAGACTCAGAAGCTGTTAAGTTAGCAGGTAATAAGATTGCAGAGAAGTACCGTAAGAAAGTTACCAACCCAGTATTTGACTACAAGGTTCTTGACGAAGGTTTAGGAAACTTTGTAGCAACTGTTAAGTTTGGTAAAGCTGTTGACGGTTCACCGTACAAAGCATTGGCTGATGGATCAGCACCAAGGGGTGTACAAAAATTAGTTGATGATATTTCTGAAAAGGTTGAGACTGCTCGTGTAGCACCTGTTGATGTAAATGATTTGTCAAAAGGTTATGTTATCGAAGTATCTGAACGTATTAATCTTGTAGGTTTACAAAAGTCATTTGATGAAAGTCTAGGCTTAGAAGCTGGTATAGTACGTGACACATTGGGTAGGGTTATGAACAACTCAGTGATGGCATCTTCAGCTTCTAGAGATGTTGATCGTTTAACTCGTTATGCACAGATGGGTGAATCAGGTAGAGCAGCTGTTAAAGAAATTATAGAACCTTACACTAAGGCTATGCAACGTCTTAATGCTAAAGAAAGATACACACTACAAGCAGTTTACACACAGCTACGTGATGGTGCAGATGCTAGTCTTCGTGTTCGTTATACTGAGGGTGAGTTTGCTGTTAAGTACCAACAGATACATCCTACAGGATTAGCTCCAAGTGAAAAAGCTATAGATGGTTACAATGCTTTAGCTGCTGTTGAAGAATCTGACTACTTGTTAAAAACGTCAATAATGCTTAACAAATATGTTGAGAAGGGATACAAAAATTCAGTAGAAGTAACCGATGGTTATTATGCACCAGCTAAAAGAGTAAACAGAGCTGACGTACCTGACGATGCTAAGATATTTGATGGTGAGTTTAGTGGTAAGATCCGTAAACAAGACATTGAGTCAGATGAAATACCTATATGGAAGTTAGACAAACCAACATCAGGTGGTCAAGAGTACGTTGTTAAACCTACACAGTTACGTATGATTGAACCTACAGATGTCATGGGTTACAACCCTGGTGGTTCAAGGTCTAACCCTGCACTTAACTACTTTATTGTACTAGGTGACAAACGTCTTAAAGCTTTGATGGGTACATTCTCAGAGAAGCAAGCACGTACTGCTGTTGAGCAGATAAGTCGTATTCAACGTGCTCTTTTAGATAATGACAGTAGCATTGACGATATAATAAGAGCAAACAATGACTGGAATCCTGATGTAGAAAACTTAGAGGACTTACAAAAGTTTTCTGAAGCTGAAGGTTGGGACTTAACTCGTGGTAACATTGCTTACCGTGGTCGTAATGATGACATCTTGTCAGGTGATGTAGATGGTTCTGATATATTTACAGGTATGAATATTGATGACTACGTTAGTGCTGACATGCGCCGTAATGACAATGTTCTTATGGACTTTGGTGGTGGTAAAGCTTACAACGAAGATCCTATAAATTCTGTATTAGCACAGATGGGTAACTCAGTATTTACATACAGTAACAGAGCCTATGCTCAGAATGCTATGGTAGGTTGGGTTAAGAAAGCACAAGAGAAGGGACGTAACTGGTTCCCTGATGGTGTGTCACCTACAGATTACGAAACTTTATTCCGTAATGCTACTATATCAGGTACTGATGAGTTCTCTCAACGTATGGTTGAGTTACGTAATATTACAATGCGTAGACTTAACATGAAGGATGAAGCAGCAAGCTTTATGGAACGTCAAGGTCAAGCTATGGCTGAAGCTATCTTTGATAGGACAGGTATACAATTAAACCTTGGTGATCCAACTAACGGATTACTAAAGATTGGTTTCCAGTCAGCATTTGGTTTCGGTAATGTGTCACAGTTCTTTATGCAGGGCTTCCATGCTACAACCATTATGGCTATTAGTCCTAAGTATGGCCTAAAGGGTGCATACATGGCTATACCGTTAAGAGGTGCTCTAAGAGCTAACACTCCTGAATTACAGAAGCTTGCACTACAACGAGTAGCTAAAGCTGCTGACATCTCAGAGAAAGATGCTGGAGAACTTATAGAATTTATGAGAACTTCAGGTCGTGCTGTTGTGGATGGTGACGCAATCGAAGATGGTACAGGTGTAGGCTTTGGTATCTCAGGTTGGAACGGTGAGAGTATGAAGTACTCAGCACTTAGTGGCGTAGGTTACAATATAAGTAAGACGGTGACAAAAGGTTTAGACTTAGGACTCATGCCATTTAAAGCTGGTGAACGTCTATCCCGTATGACAGGTATCAACACAGCATTCTTTGAGTTCAAAGCTAAGTTCCCAAATGTGTCAGCACTCTCAGATGAGGCTAGACTTTGGATTACTCGTCGTGAACAAGACTTAACATTTAACATGAGTTCTGTTGCAAGGGGTCAGGTACAATCTGGATTTATGAAAGTACCTACTCAGTGGTTGTCATACACATTAAGATCTATGGAACAAATCTTTGTTGGACGTAACTTCACTAAGGCTGAGAGGGCACGTTTGTTTACAGTTTTAATGCCAATGTACGGATTGACAGGGTTTGGACTTGAGAATGCAGCTGACTACGTTGGAGAAAAACTAGGTATAGCACCTGATGGTAACTTGTATATAGGTCTGAAGTATGGTATGATAGACGGATTAGTTGCTGAACTAGGTGGAGATGTAGAGGTTGGTTTTGGTCAACGTCTAGCTCCTGTAGGTGCTATAACAGACACATACAAAAAGATATTCCAAGAAGATGTAGCAACAGCTGCTCTTGGTCCATCAGGTGAAATTGCAGGTGGTGTATTCTCTGCTGCTTGGGGTGCTATCACAGCACTTGTACATGGGCAGACAGCCACAGTTACAGAAGATGTCATTAAACTTTTACGTCAACCATCAGGCATAGATAACGTAGCTAAGGCTATGGGTATTTACAAGAATGGTATTTACAGAAGTAAGAACGGTATAGAACTAGAAAGTCAAATGACAACTGGTGATGCTATTATGG